CGATATATGCCTGGAGAATGAAGCCCAGGGGTGGATCCCGATTGACAATGTATTCGCGGGGAATGTCGACACGGTTCCGCAACATCCGAATTGCCGGTGCGTCGTGAGGTACCGGACGAAGGATATCAGCGAGGACGAAGTGACGACGGTCAGCCCGCTATCCTCGGAGCTTATCGAAACGGGGTTGCCCAGGGTTCCCGAGTTTCGGTGCGTTGGATGCAACCGGTTACTCGGGAAGGACGTTGCTAACGGTACGAGGATCAAGTGCCGCCAGTGCAAGGCGGAACGCATCGCGTAAGTATGTAGGGGCGGTATTGCTACCGCCCCGTTGTCTGGATCGAATAGGTACCTTAACAACGATGGTTTATTTTATTTAGCTTACCCACTCTTCTGAGATTTCACCCCAACTAATCACGTTCTTACGTGTCGTTGTTACTTCGGATACTCGAACCACCGCATCCCTTTCCACGTAACATGTGACGACTTTGCTTTCCTTGTTAGTAAGGCCGGACTTATTGTGTTCAAATTCTATTTCATCATGCCATGCTTCACGATCCTCTGGGCTTAGGTACCATGCGGTACCTTCAAGGCAGGGTTCAGCAACCCAATATGTAGGGTGGTCTGCCGTTACGATAGAGTAGCCACCGTTACTTTTCACGTAAGTGCCAATTCTTTTCCACCTCAGCCCGTATCGTCTTTCGACATATACATTTGTATCGTCCATCGTCGCTCCTATTCTGTTGTTAAGGTACCATCGGGTTTCTTGACCCCTTATATTCATTATACCATACGTTGTCAACCCCTTGACAACATTGATGCTATGCCTCATATAGAAAGCCGGTAGAAATACCGGCTTTTCTTTTGCCCTAATACTGGTAAAGGTGTTGACAAGTAATACTTTACCCTTGATAATTACCTTATACAAGGTAACAAACAACGAAGGGGGCAAGCAAATGAGATTAGCACTAAATAACAACCGAAGGCTCTGGGACTTAGCCAAGGGCGATATCGTCAACGTTGATATTGCGAACTACCGACGAGATGGCGACAAAGACCACAAGGGCAACATCATACGAATTGAGCCAAAACTGGTAGAAGCCACCGTGGTCACTGGATACCAGAAACTAACAATCATGGTAGGCAATGGTGAGAAGGTTCATTCATCCACTGGCGTAGAGATTGCAGTGACTAACCAGAATGGCAGAACTAATAACCACTGGTTCGGGGCTTCACCCTTCTGCCAAGAATACAGAGGCAAGGGCGAGAATTTTATGTACGTCTCAGCTTCCCATAGTGTCAACGCTGAGTATGACGCTGAGAACGTAACTTGCAAGAAGTGCTTGGGGGAACGAACCCCAAGCACTGGCAAGAAAATCATAACGACACATATGGTAGATATGAAGATGGAAGTGCTTTTCTCGCAAAAGGGTTGGAGAGTAAGCACAACCAAAGCTCTTTGCCGTGCTAACTCTTGGAGTGCCATTATAGTTGCAAGGCTGTACCAGGTAACTTGCAAGAAGTGCATAAGCAAAGCAAGCAAGATGCCGAAAACGCTTGCAAAGTATAACGAACTGATGAGGGCTAAGTAACAAGCATTCGCCCTGACGATGGAGCGGGTGGCACCCGCTCCGAAACCCGCAAGGGTCGGCGATAGCCAAATAATACGAAGGGGGCAAAGTAATGGAAGATAGGACATATTTCGCAGGGCCAACGATGGCGAATATCAAGAAGCACATTGTTATGACAAGGGGGGTGAACGAGGAAGTAGCCACGAACGCAGTATTCGCCAAGTTCGTGACTCGTAGTCTTCAGAAGTTCTTCATTGGAGATTGGGGTGAGACTGCCAGGGATGACAAGCCAATAAACGATGCAGACCTGAAGGAACTGAACGAAGGAAGGTATGGCAGGATATTGGCAGAGTACAATCAACACAAAGTCGGGGGCGCGGTCATACCATTCAGGCGGATTTGGATAATCAGAGAGATAGTTGCGGAAGATGGTACGCAGGGCATAACGATTCTGTTCCCAGAGGAGTATTAGAATGGAACAACAATACAAGTTCACAATTTCAGTCGATGTAATAGCAGAGGACGATGTGGAGGCATGGTGGCAAGTAGTTGAATCGTTGAACGACATGATTGACAGATCGCAGGGGAAAAGAGAATCAACATTGGGATTTGATGGTAATTCTATGGAAATGACCATCGCCAGGGATGGGTCAAGTTGGTACGAACCAGAATGGAAGGTGACCCGAAAGATAGTTGACAGGGAAATCGCGAGGTGATATTGTTTTGAACAATTGAATAGCCCAGAGGTCTTTGAGGCCCATTTGAGCGGTAATACTGCCACAGTATGTCGACTCAAATGGGCTTTATTTATTGGAGTTTGAATATGCCATACGCGGGGGAACATAGTTGCAGGATTGCACCACCTTCGCAGTTCGAAGAATTTCGAAGGCAGAACAATTGGAAAACAATAGACGGCAAGCGGGTTGATGCCATATGGGGAATCAACGGCGAAGGTACTAATCTTCAGGCCCTGCGATACCCGAAGGGCGATTGGTCTATCGCTGATGCCAGGGCACATTGCTCGGGGCAGGAGGGCATCTTATTTGAACCCGCAAGCTCACCACAGATAAGGGAGGGCGGAATGGCGCACCGAACGAAATTTGTACGACCTACAGAGATCAAAATACTGGATAAAGCGGCAGGGCGAATCTCTGCCGTTGTTTCAACTGAGTCAGTTGATCGTGACGGCGATATAATAAGGCAGGCCCATTGGGATTTAGACCATTTCAAGTCACACCCGATCTTGCTTTCGTCACATAATTACCGAGGCCTTCAGAACCAGATCGGTGAATGGACGGATATGAAGATTGACGGCACTCAACTGGTCGGCGAGGCCCTGTACTACTTGAAACAAGGTAATGCCGAGGCGGATTGGGGTTTCGTGCTTGCCAGTAAAGGCAGGGCGGCGTTCAGTGTTGGTTTCGTTCCTGATATGTCGAAAGCGAAAACAATCGAAAGTGCCGGCAATATGGCATACGAGTTCCAGGGGCAAGAACTGTTAGAGGTATCCCAGGTCACAGTTCCGAGCAATGCTGATGCACTCCAAACCTTGAAGGGGATTGGATTGCATCCAGAAATCGATACCTTAGTTTCCGAGGTGTTGGGCGATTTTGATGACGAGATTACTGAAACCTCTGAAGAAGTTGCTCAAGAGATACGTGATACCACCGGAATGATTGGGATAAGCGATACAGATAGGCGGGTATTCGCGAATCAGATCGCGAGTATTGTCGCCGATAATATCAAAGGCCCGAAGAAGCCATACCGACGTCAGAAAGACTCAATTGATATGGATACGTTGGGCGAGGCTGTTTTAGAACTGTTTGCAATGCACGCGCATGGTCTGAACGAAGATTTGCGGAAACTAGCATATCCAGAGGGCGAACCCAATGGTTCTTCGCACCACGAGGAAGAATATCCAAAGAGTGTTGCCACGTTGCAAACAGTGGATCAAATAGTACGAGAAGCAATTCAATCAAGATTTGGAGGTAATAACTAATGAACGAAAACATCAAGACCCAGGCAGAATTAGAAGATATGTTGAACGCGGGAACGCTCAACGAGTACATCGAACACAAGGTTGCCGAGCAAGTTGGCACAACGGTGAAGGATCAAATGGATGAAGCCTTCAACACCGGTGCCATATCACGACCACCGATGACCGATGAGGTATCAGTACAGTCCAAGGCATTTCGCCCTGGCGAAACACTAGAACCAGAAATCGCACTCAAGCGGGAAGCGGTTTCTATGGATGGGCAGTTCAAGTCATTCGGTGAATTTCTGACAACGATGGCCCCAGGAACAATCGCAAGCCGTGGAATAGATGCTCGGTTGAAAGTTTTGGGAGAAGGACAGGGAGATCAGGGGGGATTCCTGGTTCCTGATGCCTTCACAACACAGCTTCTATCCCTGGCGTTAGAAGATGCAGTTGTAAGGCCCAGGGCGTTCAGAATGCCGATGAGTTCATTGAACTTGAGCCTTCCGACCATAGTAGACACGACCCATGCAACCAACGTGTTCGGTGGTGTTCGTGGTTACTGGACTCCAGAGTCAGGATCCTACACAAGTAGCGAACCGAGCTTCGGGCGTGTCACCTTGACCGCCAAGAAGTTGACCGCCTATACAAGCGCGGCGAACGAACTTCTGGCAGACTCGGCAATATCCCTGGAAGCATTGCTCATGCGTCTATTCCCACAGGCATTGAGCTATTTCGAGGACGATTCTTTTTTGAACGGAATTGGAGGGGGCCAACCTGTGGGCATCCTCAACGCTGATGCCCTGGTAACAGTTGCGAAGGAGACCGGTCAGGCCGCCGCCACAATTACCGCCGAGAATATCGATAAAATGTATTCAAGAATGCTACCAAGTTCAAGAAGCAGAGCGGTGTGGGTTGCTCATCCCGACACACTTCCGCAGATTGTAGCCCTGAGTCGTTCAGTCGGTACCGGTGGATCAGCCGTGATGATGAGCAATATGAGTGGCTCCGCTCCGGCTTCATTGTATGGGCGACCACTGATCCTCAGCGAGAAGTGCCAATCACTTGGAACGGCCGGTGATATTTTCTTCGTTGATTTTGGTTATTACATTGTGGCAGATCGCCAGAGCTTGAGCATGGCATCTTCACCACACGTACGATTCCAGAACGACGAAACCGTATGGAGATTCACAAGCCGACTCGATGGACGACCCTGGCTTGAAAGCGCACTTACACCACGAAACGGAAGCAATACGATCAGCCCGTTCGTGAACCTTGCAACAAGGTCATAATTTGTAACTGAAGGAGATCGAAATGGCATTGCAAACAATGGAAGCCCCAGGCGGTGCAGGGTTGCACGTACTTTGTCCAACCTGTAGCCGAATGCACGACGCAGAAGAATATGCGCCAACATGCAAGCGGTGCGGTACAGAAATGAGGGCCGAAGAAAAGGGTCAGAAATACGATCCTAGCCAGGTGCCTGAATAACCTAGTGGCGCGGGGGCAAAACTTAGCTCCCGACGCGAGCAATAGGAGGAAATCATGTCAATGAGACTTAGTGAACACGCATCATTCGATCTGTTGGAAACGGCAGACATAGGTGGAACCAATGCGCAGAATCAGGGCGGTTGGTTATCTATGAAGAATTACAGCAGAGTTTGTGCCTTCGTGACCCTGGGCACCTGGAATTCATCTGATGATTTAGATGAATGCCGGTTGCAACAGGCAACTGATTCAAGCGGAACATCTGCCAAGGATTTGACGACTGACGCAAGCGGTGGTGACTACGATACCGACGCTCCTATCGATGCGGATAACGACTTCGTGATTATCGAAGCACGAGCGGAGGATATGGATGTTGATAACGGGTTTGATTATGTCAGGCTCTATGTCGCTGAGGGAGGAAATAGCGGAACCGACAATGTCCAAGGAGTATTGATTAGGTACGGATACGCCTATCCTAAGAAAGAACTCCAAGGGGCCGCTTCATCCGGAAGCCAAGTTTATGTTCAGCCGTCGTAATGGCCAGGGCAATTACAGGAAATAGACGTTTGATACCGGACGGCATGGAGCCTATTGAATGGGCTTCTGCCGTCTGGCAAGCGATGGATGATTTCGGATTCAGTCAGGATGAGGCGAAGAAGTACGTTGCAGACGTTGAGGGTGCGACTAAAGCGGAAACCGAGCCTTCAAAAGATAAAATGGTACGAACATCCATAGACAAATGAATAGGCTCAAAATAGGGGTGGTTTTTCTTCGATGGTTTTTCCACTCCTAGAGCCACCAGGCAACAAGGGTTGAAACCCCGAAACGCTAAGGAGGCAATCATGGCAAAGAGCGAACTATTTGTACGCAAGACTTCCGGTGGAGTCTACGTAGTCAACAACGAGAGTGTAACCACCGGTAATATCTATTTCGTAGACTCGGGATCTAGCACCGGCGGAACATCCGCAGGCTATGGCACTTCACCGGATGCCCCGTTCACCACGATAGATTCCGCAATCAACCAAACTACCGCAAATAACGGTGACATTATTTATGTGATGCCTGGTCACTCAGAGACATTGACCGGCGCATCGGCAATCACTTGTGATGTTGCAGGGGTGAGCATCGTGGGCATGGGGCGCGGCGGAGATCGTCCGACCCTACTCCTGGATGCAGGGGCCAGTGTATCCATCGTGGTGAGTGCGGCGAGCGTTCACTGGGAGAATGTGGTGTTCAGCGCGGGCCATGCTGATATCACGGTTGCCATTGATGTTAGTGCCGCTAACGCTTCATTCGAAAACTGCGAATGGAAGGAAAACACAACCGCTGAAAACTTCCTGACGAGTATCCGAACGAGCGCAGTTGCTAATGCTTGTGACGGGTTGAGTGTAACGAACTCGGTTGCTACGACTGTTGACACGGCGTCAGTCAATTTCATTACGGTTCGTGAGGATATCGATCTGTTGGTAATGAATGACAACTTTATTGAGTTGGGCGTCAATAACTCAAACGCCATCATCGGAGTAGCTAGCGGAAAAGACGTCACCAGTTGCCGCATCTTACGGAACGATATTTACCGATTGAACACCGCAGGGGACATTCTGATCGACTCAGACACAACCGCTAATTCTGGAATCATAGCCGGTAACCGAATCGGTCATGCCGATACCGCCAGTGAGGTGTTGATAGACGCCGACGGCGTGAGGCAGTTCGATAACGTGGGAACGGCCACCAACACGGCTTCCGGATATATCCTACCGGCAATCGATAGTTAGGGGTGATGTATGGCAGGAACGGTTACGATTACGTACAGCGACCACGCGACTATCAAATACGTGCAATGGGATTGGACGTCCGACGGTAGTGGTGATGCTTCGGGTACAGATACAAAAGTCATTGCGGGGGTTCCGTTGCGTTTTGCAACGAACCCCTCCGCAACCGCACCATCGGCAAACTATGACATCGTTATCAATGATGCTGATGGACTCGACATAGCGGCAGGCGGTCTTGCTAACAGGCATACTTCAAGTAGTTAGCACGTTATTCCTGGAGGTGACGCTGACCCAGTTGCGGCTTTCAATGGTGCTTTATCTCTCGTCGTAAGTAATGCAGGGGATAGCAAAATAGGCAAGCTCGTAATGTATTACCGCTAGGAGTTTAGTATGGCAGACGACACACGAACAGAAGGATT